AAAGTAAATTGCAAACGGCCTAAAGGGTTTAGTGAAAAAGCGTATTGCGCCAGTAAGAGGAAACGAAGGAATGGCTAAAGATGCATGCTATCACAAAGTTAAAGCGAGATATCGCGTTTTCCCGTCGGCGTACGCAAGCGGCGCCATTGCGAAATGCAGAAAAGTCGGTGCAGCCAACTACGGAACCGGCGGTAAAAAGAAGAAAAGCAAACGAGCAGACGGAGGAATCGAGCTTACAGAAGGCACAAGACAAAAATCAAAAAGACCTTTTCGAGGGAAGGCTGTAGAGGGGACTGCGGTGGCTCGTGGTTGTGGCGTTGTCATGGGTGACCGGCGCAAACGAACCAAGGGCGCAGTCACACAGTCTTGATTCATGTCTTTCTGCTGTTCGTATTTGTTGAAACGGGTGAAGAACGTAAGTTGGTTAGTAATGACATGTATTTTCGTTCTGTTGATGAGTGCGTGTACTTTGCACAACGGCTGCACAAGCAAGGACAAAAAATCACATCTTACTGTTTGCCGGCAATGGTAGATAAAGATACGAAAGTGTACTGATGGATCCAGTATCTGCAATGGCGACTGCTTCAGCAGCCTTTGGCGCGCTAAAGAAAGGCTTTGCCATAGGCCGGGACATAGAGGCTATGGCCTCGGATCTTTCGCGCTGGATGGGCGCACTGTCTGACCTTGATCAGATGGAAAAAGAAGCAAAGAACCCTCCTATTTTTAAAAAGCTGTTTGGTGGTCAAAGCGTTGAGCAAGAGGCCATAACGACTTTTGCCAACAAGCAAAAGGCACAGCAGCAGCGTTATGAGCTACAGCAGTGGGTTTCTTTGACAATGGGCAAGTCAAAATGGGATCAACTCGTTGCAATGGAAGGACAAATAAGAAAGAGGCGCAAGGAGACTTTGTATCGTCAACGTGAACGCCGCCGTAAATTTGTGGAAATTGTAGCGTGGATTTTAGTTTCTGGAGTTGGCCTCGCGGCTTTGACTGCTTTTATTTTACTGCTAAAGTCTCACTCAGCTAGTGCTGATCAAATGGTCACTTGTCGTAAGGTGAAGTGTGAAAAGCTAGAAAACAGAGAAATAATTTGTGTGTTCCGAGGTGCGAACAATACGATAGAGTCTCAGTTTTTTCAGTATCTGGAGTTTGTGCCGAATGAGTATCAGTGCAAGTACGACCCTAACGCGAAGAAAGACATGACCATACAAGAAAGTCTTGAACAAATACGAAAGTCGAGAGACTAAGATGGCTGTACGTAAAACCAAAAAAGGATTGGCGTTAAAGCGCTGGTTTAAAGAGGACTGGAAAGATGTACGCACTGGCAAGGCGTGTGGCAGAAAGAAGGGCGAAAAACGCGGCACTCCTTATTGCCGTCCTTCCAAACGCGTTTCTTCTAAAACTCCTAAGACATCGTCAGAAATGACAGCGGCTGAAAAGCGTAGTAGAATCAGTCAAAAGAAACGCATTGGTCAGCCTGCCGGTAAGCCGCGTCGTGTGAAAGCAGTGAAAAGGAAAAAGAAGTAATGGCTCTAAAAGACATACCCCCAGGTAACAAAGGTCTGCCTAATTTACCAACTCCCGTCAGAAATAAAATGGGGTTTAAAAAGAAGGGCGGGACAGTGAAGGCCAAGGATGGCAAATTTATGTGTGCACCGCGTAAGGAAATGGCCGGTGCTGGGCAGATGCCCACCAGAAAGGCGTAAGGAGAAGCAAGATGGCAATGAAGAAAAAGAAAAAAGGCATGAAGCGCGGCGGCGTTGCTAAGAAAAACATGGGCGGCACCATGAAGAAAAAAGGCATGAAGCGTGGTGGCGTTGCTAAGAAAAACATGGGCGGCGCCATGAAGAAAAAAGGCTATGCTCGTGGCGGTGCTAAACGGAAATAAGGATACGTAAAACGTGGCATTTCTTCAAAGTAACATCCCGCACTTCAAGTGTTGGGTGCGAAGGGAGTATACCTGCAATCATGACGACCACCACGGGGACTTCCTTCACGCGATGGCAATAGCCGTCACAGCGATGCCAAATCGCTGCTTGAGTTTTCAAACTATCTTTACCGGTTGTGAGGTGGACGACACCGGTGAAGACAACGTCCACGGGGGCGCAATGTGGGCAAGGATGCCCATAACAGCATTAGTAGGAGATACACCGTTAGACGAGTGGCCTGATCCCATGCCTGTTCATTATGCACAGCCTTGGGATTGCATGTCGCACACACATGCGGTGTATGTATTAGACAGGGCACAGCCTTGTCCCTGGTTGGCAAAAGTAGACGGTGAGATGTATCCGGCGAAGTATTATTTTACGGTGGACTACACTGAGAGTGAGGTGGCGGATGATCCGGCGCAGCATAAACAGAGTCATGTTCTCGAGTTGTTGGATGCGGGCAAATGGACTGGAAACATAATAGCGTTGCCGAATAACAGAGTAAGAGTGACACATCCGGCATGGTTTGAAACAGGAGAAGGTGCGCCTGATTTCAGGCCATCTCAACATATCCATTACTCCAAGTCTGATTTGGACTATACTCTGGATGTGAATCAGATCTTTGACAATCTGTACGCGGAGGACGAAAAATGACTACATCAGGTTCAAGGGACTTTGATCTCGACGTAGCTGAGATCATAGAAGAGGCATATGAGCGGTGCGGCCTTGAGGTTCGCACAGGTTACGATGCGCGTACGGCTCGGCGTTCTTTGAACCTAATGTTCGCGGATTGGGCAAACAGAGGTCTAAATCTATGGACAGTCAAACAAGCGACACAGTCTTTGACCTCTGGAACAGCTACCTATACTTTTGATGCAACACACACGGACTTGCTTGAGGTAGTTCTCCGTCGAAGCAGTACAGACTTTCAGCTAGCTCGTATGTCTAGAAGTGAATACCTGCATCTACCAAACAAAGATCAGACAGGAAGACCAAGTCAGTTTTTCTATAACAGGCAGGTTTCCCCCGAGGTAACGCTGTGGCCTACGCCGGACAGTTCTAGTGACAGTCTTGTGTATTACTATGTACGGCGCATCGAAGATGCGGATGCTTTAGTTAACACCACAGACGCGCCGTTTCGGTTTCTACCGTGTATGGTGGCGGGGCTTGCTTACTACACGGCGTTGAAGAAAGCGCCGGAACGTGTGCAGCTTTTGAAGGTTGTGTATGAAGAAGAATTCCAACGCGCAGCCGACGAAGACGAAGACCGCGTAGCTCTAAAGCTACAGCCTAGTATGCAATACCTGAGAGTGAACTAATGGCACGGTTCGCATCAGGCAAAGATGCATATGGCATTTCTGACAGGTCTGGTTTTAGGTACAGACTACGTGACATGGTTACGGAGTGGAATGGATCTAAGGTTGGCAACGATGAGTTTGAGTCAAAACATCCTCAACTAGAGCCAATACGAGTGGGGCCGGACCCGCAAGCGCTTCATGACCCACGTCCTGATCAGCGTACAGAAGTGTCGATTGCTAGATTATTAATAGCAAATCCCTTCTTGTCAGGGGCATCGGGATCAGCAGTTATCACTGTTATCGAGCCATCTCATGGACGTTCGTCCTCAGATACGGTAAGATTCCGCAAGACGGAGGGCTTTGATGGATTTACAAGCACGGTTTTGGAGAGCGGTTCGGGTTATTCGATCACTGTTGTGGACACCGACACGTATACCTTCACAGCCACATCCGGAACCGCAACAGCAGGTGGTCAACGCGGGGGTGGTGAAAATGCGACCTCCGGCCCAGTGACACTGGAGAAGTAGATGGCGTACACTTTTGCACAGTTGAAGACAGCGATACAGGAGTACACTGAAAACACAGAAACAGCTTTTGTCTCGAACATCGATGATTTTATTCGATCTACTGAAGATCGCATATTCTATCTAGTAGATCTTGAGTTGTTCCGTAAGAACGCTACGAGTGCCGTATCTCAAAACGATCCGTTCTTGTCGTTGCCTACAGATTTCCTAGCATCATTTTCGTTGTCTATTACAAATAGCAGTTCAAAAGAATTCCTGTTGCAGAAGGATGTAAACTACATACAGGAGTACAATCCAAATTCTGCAACAACAGGCACCCCTAAGTATTACGCTAGGTTCGATTTGAACAACGTGATTCTAGCGCCGACTCCAGACAGCAACTATGTCTGTGAGTTTCATTACTTTTACAGACCAACCTCTTTGACTGCCGGCGCAGATAGCGGCACAACATGGTTAAGCACCAATGCTCCGAATGCCTTGCTTTACGGTTCGTTATACGAAGCGTATATTTACATGAAGGGTGAGCCTGACATGCTGCAAATGTATGAGAAGCAGTTTACCGAAGCCTTGTCCAGGTTGAAGGATCTTGCAGAGGCGAGAGAGAATAGCGATGCGTATCGCAGGGGATTGCCAGACCGGCCCCGCACATAAGGAGTAGAACATGGCTACATCTAATGCGGCAACAAACTATCTAGAAAGACGGTTGTTGCACTTCATCTTTAAGAACAACTCGCTGAGTTTCTCTTCGCCGGGTGACAGCATCTATATTGGGCTGGCTACAGCCGTATCTGCCGCTGAGACTGGATCAGTAACGGAAGCAGACTTCACCAATTATGCAAGAGTGCAGGTTACAGCAGCAAACTGGACGACGATAGGCGCTGATTCCACAGACACACAGACAGCCACCAATGCGGCAAACATTGATTTTGCTGCGGCGGGGACCACCACAGCGGATACAATAACTCACGCCTTTATCGCGGACGCATCTTCTGGTGGAAACATATTGTTTGTTGGCGCGTTGGATGCCAGCAGAACAATCGATGATGGAGACATTTTCCGGATTAACGCAGGGAATCTAGTGATCGAGTTGAAGTAATGGCACTTGTACTCAAAGATAGGGTTAAAGAATCGACCGCTACCACCGGCACTGGCACTTATACATTAGCCGGTGCCGTTACTGGTTTTGAGGCGTTTTCGTCTATCGGTAACAGCAACACAACGTATTACGTTTGTACAGACGGCACTGATTTTGAAGTTGGCATTGGCACCTATACAGCTAGTGGCACAACGCTGGCGCGTACCACCATCCTAGAGTCCAGCAATTCCGACTCTGCGGTAAGCTGGGGTGCGGGATCAAAGACAATCTTTTGTTCTCAACCTGCCGAAAAAGCAGTATTTCTCGATGCGAGTGGCAATATCATAGCGGCCAACGGCAGCGCTCTTACGGCGTTGAACGCTAGTAATCTTGCCAGTGGCACCGTAGCTAACGCACGACTTGATGCAGAATTGCAAGCACTCGCTGGTCTAACCTCCGCAGCAGATAAAGGCATTCAATTTACCGGCTCTGGCACCGCAGCTACATATGATCTAACTACTGCTGGTAAGGCGCTTCTTGACGACGCAGACGCAAGCGCACAGCGCACGACTCTTGGTCTGGCTATCGGCAGTGACGTTCAGGCGTATGATGCTGAACTCGCCGCACTCGCTGGCCTGACCTCTGCGGCAAACAAGGGTATTCAGTTCACCGGCTCCGGCACTGCGGCAACGTATGATTTGACCGCTGCTGGTAAGGCGCTTCTTGACGATGCCGATGCAAGCGCACAAAGATCAACTCTTGGTCTTGGAACCGCTGCTGTTACCGCCACGGGCATTAGCAACGGTAATGTGCCGGTATTCACAAGCGGCGCTGCCGACAACGACTTTTTGCGGATTGACGGCACATCTATCGAAGGTCGCTCGGCGTCAGAGGTTTTATCAGACATCGGCGGCCAAGCCAGTCTGACATTCGGAATCAGCAACACAAATGCCGTCAAGATCGACAGCAGTTCAGTGGCTGACGATGAGTACGCTAGGTTTACGGCCAGCGGATTAGAAAGCCGGTCAACGGCAGAAGTCTTGTCCGACATTGGTGGCCAAGCTGCCCTGACATTTGGCATCTCAAATACAAACGCGGTTAAGATTGATAGCTCGTCTGTAGCCGATGACGAGTATGCACGGTTCACTGCAAACGGATTAGAAAGCCGGTCAACGGCAGAAGTCTTGTCCGACATTGGTGGCCAAGCTGCTTTGACGTTTGGAATATCAAACACTAACGCGGTGCAGATCGACAGCGCATCTGTTGCTGACGATGAGTTCGCTAGATTTACTGCAAACGGATTAGAAAGCCGAAGCGTGTCGGAGGTCAGGTCCGATATTGGTTTGGGGACTGCGGCGGTGTTAGATACAGGTATATCAAACACTAACGTGCCTAAGTTTACATCTGGCGTTGCCGACGATGACTTTTTACGAGTGAACGGAACAGCTATTGAGGGTCGGTCTGCCTCTGAAGTGCTGTCCGATATTGGTGCAACAACCGCGACAGCGGCAGCAGACGAGGCGACGGCTCTTGCGATTGCGCTTGGCTGATGGAGATTTAGATGGCTAATACATTTAAAGTTGTAACCAAGGCTGGGGTTACCACCCTTGATGTCATCTATACGGTGGCAGGCTCGACTACGACAGTCATACTTGGATTGGTGCTTGGCAACACTACAACCAGTCAAGTTACCGCGACGGTGACTTTAAACACAGACACTGGAAATCGTTCTGGTGCTAACAACGAAGCCAACCAGGCGGTTGAGTTAATAACCAATGCGCCTATACCTGCCGGTTCTTCTTTGGAATTGTTGGCGGGTAATAAGGTCGTTCTTGAAGCCACAGACGAGATAAAGGTTTCTGCATCAGGCGCTACGGATGTGTGCTTGTCAATTATGGAGATCACCTAATGCCCTATATTGGTCAGCAGACAGCAGATAATTTTCAAAGCACAGTAGCAGTACAGCGGTTCAATGGTGATGGCAGCGATACCACATTCACCCTGACCACTGCTGTATCATCTGTGCAGGATGTCCTTGTGTCTGTTGACGGTGTCCTTT